GGACCTGCTCGTCGAGCAGCTCATCTACACCCTGAACAAGAACATCAACGATGACGGCCCGGACGGCCTGGAGGGCGCGGTGAGTTTGTTGCAGGGGGGAGCGGGAGTTTTTGAATTCGAGAGCACCGGCAAGGGGCGGGCGTGTTCGTCCGATTCGATGGGGAGTTTCATGGGAACAAAAATGCCTAAAATTGCAAAGAGCCTAAAATGCCTAAGGTTGAAAAGAAAAAGCCGGTAATCACTGACGAAATAGCCACGTCATCGAAAGACCTGGACATATTTTTCGGCTGGATCAACCGGCTGGAGAACCCGGACCCGACCCTGCGCACCGAGGCCAAGGGAAAAGGCCTTAAGCTCTATGACGAGGTTGACCGGGACCCCCACGCTGGAAGCGTGCTCCAGACCCGGTACCTGGCCGTGGTGGGAAAAGAATGGGACGTGATACCGGCTGAAAGCTCAAAGCTCAAAGCTGAAAGCACGGACCAGAAGATCGCCGATTTCGTCAAGCAGACGCTTAAGGCCACGAATTTTGAGCAGGCAATACAGGAGATTTTGCAGGCGATCCTTTATGGTTTCTATGTGGCAGAGGTTATCTGGAAGGTCAAAGACGGCGCCATAGCCATTTCAAAGATCCGCTCAAAACATCCGAGGCGCTTTTCCTTCACCCAGGACAGGGCGCTTCGATTACTCACGCCGCAAAACATGATCGACGGGGAGGAGCTGCCGGAGAGAAAGTTCATCCAGTTCACCTATGGTTCATCCGACAACCCTTACGGCAAGGGCCTTGGACAAAAACTCTGGTGGCCGGTGTGGTTCAAGAAGCACGGCATCAAATTCTGGCTGGTGTTTCTGGAAAAATTCGGCATGCCCACGGCAGTGGGCAAATACCCTCCGGGCACAGACCCTGACCAGCAGCAAAAGCTCCTGGACGCCATAGACGCGCTCCAGAACGAAACGGGCGTGAAGATCCCGGACACGATGGCCATCGACCTCCTGGAGGCGTCCAGGACCGGTAAGGTCACCTACGAGACGATCTGTGAATACATGGACAAGCAGATCTCGAAGGCCGTGCTGGGTCAGACACTGACCACCGAGGTGGGCGCAAAAGGCTCTTATGCCGCGAGCAAGACCCATGATGAGGTCAGGCACGATGTCCTGGAGGCGGACGCATCGCTTCTTTGCGAGCTATTGAACGAAACGCTCATCCCCTGGATCGTGGATTATAACTTTCCCTTAGTGACGGATTATCCGACGTTCGTGATCCGCACGGAAGAAGAAAAAGACCTCAAGCCTCTGGCGGAAAGGGATGAAATCCTGGTTTCAAAGATCGGGCTCCCAGCGGGCAGGAAGTACTTCTATGACACATACGGGATTCCCGAGCCGGAAGAGGGGGAGGAAATTGTCAGCGCTCAGCGATCGGTAGTCAGCAGTCAGCAAGGGCAAGAATTCGCGGACCTGCCGCGCCGAAGCCCCGCGAAGGCGGGAGGGCGATTCTCAAAGGAGCAGCAAGCTATTGAAGGTCTTATTGATGCCTCTCTTGGCAAGTCGAATAAGGCCATGACGGGCCTCACGGGGCCGGTGAAAAAGATCGTCAATGAAGCAAAGTCCCTGGAAGAGATCCGGGACAAGCTATTTCAGAGTTACAGCGAGATGGATCCTGCGGATCTGGAGGACCTGATTGCAAGGGCCATGTATGTGGCGGAGCTGTATGGCCGGGCGGCCATAGCTGAACAGCAAAAGAACATTAGACAGGGTTAACAGGATGGACAGGATTTTGCGCAGGGCGCAAAGGGGGAGAAATGGCCAAAGGCAAAAGCAACGAGACGCTGATCGCGTTTGAGTCCGGGCACTACAAAAAGGTCAAGGGAGAATGGGTAGGCGATAGCGTATGGTGCCACTTCAAAAAAGACGGCGGCGGGATGCTGCATGCGAACAAGGACAAGATTGAATATACCGAGACTTTTGAAGCCGACGAATAAGCAATGCCTGATGAACACATATCACTTGAACCCTTGCCGTTCGAAGAGGCAATCGCCTTTTTCAGGGACAAGCTTTTGCTCACGGACGATGAGTTCTATGCGCTAGCGGATGCGGCCAGGGCAAGGGCCTTTACCGTGGCGGGCACGGCCAGGATGGACGTGATCATGGACGTGCACGGCGCCGTGCTAAAAGCTATCGATTCCGGCGAGACGCTGGAAGATTTCAAGAACCGTCTTGAAACGATCATGGAGACCAGGGGCTGGAAAGGAGTCACGCCCTGGCACGCGGAGACGGTTTTTCGTAATAACATACAGACCGCGTATTCCGTGGGGCGATACGATCAGATGATCGATCAGACGGACGCTTTCCCCTACTGGGAATACGATGCGGTGAACGACTCGCGTACCAGGCCGACTCACGCGGCCCTGGACGGCAAGATATTTCGTGCGGACGATCCTTTCTGGGACACCTGGTATCCGCCGAACGGGCACAGGTGCAGGTGCAGCGTGAACCCGGTCCACAAATACGTGGCCGAAGAAGGGGGCTTGAAGATCGAGACGCGAGACCCCACGGGCGGGCTCATCGAACCGATCGATCCCGTGACCGGAAACAAGATGCCTGCCAGGCCGTTAATCCCCGATCCGGGCTGGGATCACAACCCGGCCAAAGAGGCGTGGCAGCCGGATCTTTCCAAGTATCCGGAGGAGCTGAGGGAGCAATTTGAAAGTGAAAGGAAATAATTTCGTAAAAAATCGTCACTCCGGTGAAAACCGGAGTCCAGAGCCTTTGTTGCTGGCCGAACAAGGTGGATTCCGGCTTTCGCCGGAATGACAGACAAAGGGGGGCAAGATGAATTTCAAAGGCTTTGACGACTGGATCCCGATCTTTCGCGGCGGCAAACAGGTGGACAGCACGGGCAACGAGCATGACGGAGACGCCCTGATCGAAAAGGCCGTTTCCACGTTCGACGCCAAAGAACATGAGCCGCCCGCAGTGGTGGGCCACCCGAAAGACAATGACCCTGCGTTTGGATGGGTAAAGCAGCTCAAAAAGGAGGTTAAAAGCGGCATAAAGACCCTTTATGCCCGGTTTAAAGACGTGGTTCCCGAGTTTGCAAAGGCCGTGGCCGAAGGGCTCTATAAGAAGCGTTCCGCCAGTTTTTATCCGGACGGAAGGCTTCGGCACGTGGGCTTTCTGGGCGCTGCGCCACCGGCCGTGAAAGGACTTGCGGACTTGAAGTTCGAAGATGATGACAAGGCGGTCACCTTCGATTTCTATGACCCGGGCATGGGAGCCTTGGCCCGGGTCATGAGAAGTCTGCGCGATTGGCTCATCGAGAAAGAGGGTAAGGAAAAGGCGGATGAAATCATCCCCGACTGGGATGTAGAGTATATCAAGGATCAGGCAAACAAAGAAGACGAAACCCAAGCCGGCCAGGTTCCGGCTTTCGGTGGCGCCGCAAACGGCGTTATCGATGACAGGGGCCAGGCTGCAAACAAGAAGGAGGAAAAAATGACATTCAAAGATTTTATGGAAGCATTCAAGTTCTGGAAGCAAGTGGAGGAAAAAGGCGGCGACGTCTCCCTGCCAACCCCGCGAGAGCCCCAGGGCTCAACCGGATCACCCACCTTCACCGAGGCAGACATTGACGCTGCCAAAAAAGAAGCCGGGGCCGAGGCACGCAAGACGGTAGAAGCGGAGTTCGCGGAAAAAACCCGCACGGAGGCCAGGGAGGCCCGGAGAGCAGAGATCTCCACCTGGTGCGACACAATGGTCAAGGAAGGCAAGCTAACGCCCGCTATGGTCAAATACGGCGTTCCGGAAATGCTTTCCTTCCTGGCCGAGAGCGATGACGTGATCGAGTTCGGCGAAACAAAGGAAAAGGCTTTACCCCTTGATCGCCTCAAGGGGCTCTTCGAGACGGAGCTGCCCAGGATGGTCAACTTCGGCGAGGTCGCCACGCGGGATAGCGACGTTGGCGGCAAAGACGATGCTCCGGCTGCGCTTACAGCTCTTGCCAAAGGCAAAATGAGCAAAGACCCCAACCTTGGTTTTAACGAGGCACTAAACCAGGCCTGCAGGGAGAACCCGGACCTGGTCGGCGAATGGCTGCCCGGGGGTACGGCCTAGCAACGAACGGATGAAACGGCAAACAAACCCGCCTTCGCCAGGGGCTTCGGCGGGGCAAGAAGGAGGATAAGATGGCTGTAGAATATTCAGGACTCGATATAACGCTCGAAGCGGCAGAGGATCTCAGCGGTCAGCAATATCGCTTTGTCGTTCAGGCAAGCGATTCAACGGTTCAGCTCGCGAACGCCGCAACCGATGTGCCCCTGGGCGTTTTGCAAAACGCTCCGGAGAGCGGCGAGGCGGCGGTTGTCCGGATTAACGGGACGTCAAAGCTTGTCATGAATGCCGCTGTGGCTGTCGGCGCCCGATTGAAGATGGAATATGTCGGCACCGCCGACAACGGCAAGGGAGACGCGGCCGACACGGAAGGCGATCAAGAGCGCGGTATCTGTATCTTTGCGAGCGGCGCGGAGGATGATGTGGGTGCCATTCTTTTGATATTTAACGAGAGTTCCGTGCCTGCATAAACCGCAACCGGTACCCGTATGAACCAAACCGAAAAACTAAAAGGAGGGCTTTAAGATGCTGCCTACACCAAAAAGCGCGCACGTTGATTCTGCGATGAGCAATATCAGCGTGATGCATAAAAACCAGATGTTCATTGCCGATCGGATCTTTCAGACCGTGCCGGTAAAAAAGCAGAGCGACTACTTTTTCAAGTTTCAAAAAGGCGCCTGGTTCCGCAACGAAGCCGGCCTGCGCGGTCCGGGCGGCAGAGCCCGACGCGGGGGCTATCCGATCACTACGGACAGCTATCATTGCAAAGAGCGCGCCTTTGCCCACCCGATCCCGATCGAACTCATTAACAACGCGGACGAGGCCCTGCGACCCTGGCAGAACGGAATCGCCTTTGCCACGAATCTGGTCATGCTGGCCAAGGAAAAGATCGTTTCGGACCTTATTACGACCGCGGCAAACTGGACCAGCTCCGAGGATTGCGAAGCCTTATGGGTCGCTGGGGCCAGCAATACGTTCATTGTGGACATATTGGCGGCCAAAGAGACGATGCGCAAGTTGCTCGGCGTTTATCCCAACTGCCTGGAAATCGAGGCCAAAACATTTAAGGAACTGAAGCAGGAAAGCACGATCCTGGACCGGATCAAATATACCGGCACCCAGGGCGCGCCTGCGGACGTCACGACCCAGACCCTGGCCCAGCTTTTCGAGCTGGATGAGGTTCTGATCGGCGGATCTATCTATTCGAGCGCCGAGGAGACCGTGGCCGGCACAGACTTCGTCGCGGTGGATTTGTGGGAAACCACGGCAACCAAGGGCTCGGCGTTTCTTTATTATCGTCCGCCCAGCCCGGGCCTGGAAATACCGGCCGCCGGGTATTGCTTCAACTGGAACGGCGGCGAGGGCCACGAAAGCAACAAGGTCGCGAAAGGCGGCTCGTATCGCCAGGTAAGATACTGGTGGGAGGACCCTGAAAAGCAGTGGGTGGTCGAAGCAGCGGAATCGTTTGATGCCCATGTGATTTCAAAAGATGCCGGTTATGTTTTCTATGACACCATAGTGACGTAGCCGGAGTTGTTTATTCCGCGAGGCCCCGCGAAACGGGGCCTCATTTTCCAAACTACAGGAGGCGATCATGCTAATAAAATACCTCGGACCATCGGACAAAGTTAATGTCGGCGGGCACGGCCTGCATCTACGGAAAGAAGTCAAAGAATATCCGGATGATTTTGCCGAAGAGCTGCTGGCCACAAGCCAAAAGCAGCAATTCGAGGAGATTAATTCCGCACCGGGCAAAACGAAGAACCCTGAACGCAGAACCCGGAACCCGAAAGGAGCATAGCGACCAATGGCCTACTGCACAAAAGCGGACATCCTGGAACAGCTCGATGAGGAAGTCCTTATCCAGCTCACGGACGACATCGATGCCGGGGCCGTGGATGACGACAAGGTTACCAGGGCCATTGCGGACGCGGACGCCGAGATAGAGGGCTATTGCGGCACGCGCTACGGGATCCCTTTTGATCCCGTACCCGCGATGATCCGCAAGCTCTCTGTAGATATTTCCATCCACAACCTTTACGCCAGGCGAAGGGCCGCACCCGAAGACAGGCAGAAGCGCTACGACAACGCCATCCGGTTTCTGCGGGACGTCTCAAAAGGCATGATCAGCCTGGGGGCGGACGCACCCACGCCGGATTCCGACGGCGGCCCGGAGGCCTCCACGACAAAGAGCGATCGGGTCTTTTCCACCGGGAAAAGCTCCGACTCTTCCGTGGGGACGCTGGATAATTATTAACGGCCCGAAGGGCCGTCAAACCCGAAACCCGAATATCGAAATTCGAAACAATATCAAATGACAAAAATTCAAATGATCAAAATAAGACCCGATATCGTCTCAAGTTGCATGCTGTTTTTGTCATTAGAACATTCGGATTTCGAATTTGTTTCGGATTTCGATATTCGATATTCGAATTTGTTTCTTTAGGCAGTCATTATGATTTCTTTGCGGTACAGCATAAAAGACCTGGAGGCCCGGACGGCGCTGAAAGAAGTCGCCGAGCGCATGAGCAGGCCCGAGCAGGCCCTTAAGGAATGCGGCCTTGTGTTGCTTCGCTCCGTTGCGAAGAACTTCAAGGCGGGCGGGCGGCCCGTGCGGTGGAAGAAGTCCAAGCGGGCGAAGCGCGAGCACGGCCAGACACTGGTGGATACGGCCCGGCTGAAAAAGTCCATCACCATGCAAGTCTCCGGCAAGAAGCTGATCGTGGGCACGAATGTCAAGTATGCCGCCATGCATCACTTCGGCGGGAAGATAAATAAAAACGTCACGGTGAAAAAGTTCTGGCGGTACATGGACAAAGCCTTTGGGAAGCGGATCCCGGCACGCAAAGTCCTGGTTCGCAGCCATCAGCGCCACATGAAATTCGAGGTTCCGGAGCGGCCTTTTCTGATGGTGCAGGATGAGGACTGGAGGGTTTTCCGGCGGATCATCGGGGATTATGTGACTGGATAAACCGTTCAAAGGTTCAACGTTCAAACGTTCAACGTTCACACGCGGCGCAAGCGCCTGCGCTGCGCGAAGGTTCAAAACCCAGAACGCTGAACCCTAAACCCTATTATGAAAGAACTACTAACAGCCATTAAAACCCAGCTACGACAGGACCTGAGTTATGTCCGGGCGAGCGACGTCTTTATCACCGAGGATGAAAACCTGATCCCGGAGGCGGTGAAGTTTCCGGCCATCGGGATCAAGGATGGGGCGATTGTCCGCAGGGATCTGGCCGGGGGCATGTGGGAGATCACGCTGAACGTAAACGTGGTCATCTGGGTCAAGCTCTTAAAAGACGAAGCCACTATCATGGGCGATGATGCCACGGGCAAGAAGGGCGTGCTTGAGATCGAGGATGACATCCACGAGTCATTGGACGAAAACCTTCTCGACATCACGGGCATGCAGGAAGCCTTCAGCCCGGAGTCATCGGCAAGCGAGCTGTTCGGAGACGAGACCGAGGCCGTGCAGAGGAAGGTGATCGGGTACCGGTATGTGAAGGAAGAGGAGAGGGCGTGATCCCGGATGCCAGATGCCGGATGCCGGATAAGGAGGAAAAATGTATCGACTGAAAAAAGGACAGGAAGCATTCCAGGTAGTGGACGGATCGTTTGCGAAACGGCGCTACAGGCACGGCATTGAGTACAAGGCCGCGGATGTTCCGCCGCAGGAAAAACACAGGTTTGAACCCGCCTACGCCAAGGCTACGGCGCGGCAACAGGCAAAGAGCAATGAGCAGAAAGCAAAGGGTAAGAACCAGGTGGCCGAGGCTAAGAAGTAAAACTCTATGCCCTGTGCCCCATGCTCTATGCGCGACTGACCCGCCTACGCTCTAACAAGCTATGGCGAGGCAAGGAAGGAGGATGTTATGAGCACTAGAAATTTCATGGCCACGCACAACCTGATTGCGGTCTCGGCCAACAAGGCGGAGACAGAGATCAACAAGGAGCAGACACTGGACACCACCATGCTCTGTGCCCTGGGAGACGTGATCAACCTGGAGCCCAGGCGCGAGTCAAATGCGGAGGAGGCCACGGGCAAGGAAGAGCCGGACGATGTCTACGACTTGGGAAACCTTGCGGCGGCCACGCTTAATTTCGAGAAGGGTCAGCCCCAGCACTTTGCCTTTCTGCTCGCATACGCCCTGGGAAGCGTATCCAGCGGGGCCGCGGGCAGCGGCTATGAGCACACCATCACGCCCGTTGACGGGGATCTGGATGGGGACCGCTCAAACCCGTCGTTTACGGCGGCCCAAAGATTCGGCAAGACCGTGCTTAAGCGACGCTTTGCGTCGGCGTTCGTGGACTCCATTACGGCAGGTTTTTCCAAAGACGAATGGTGCAAAATCTCAGGCGAGCTAAAGGGCTCGGGCAAGGTCACGGACAACGTCTACGAGGAGTCCATCACGGCCGCCGAGAACGCTACGGAACTCACGCTTGCAGCCAACGCGGTGGAGGGCTCTGACGCGGCGGGAAGGCTTTCTAATGTGCAGCGCATCCGCGTGGAGCTTAGCACGGGCGTGTGGACGGAGGTGGCCTACTCTGCCGTGTCGGCCGCCACGCCCGCGGTGATCACCATCACGGCGCCCGCCGGTACCGCGGACACAAAGACCTACAAAGTCCTCTACATTCCCACGGAAGCGGCGCCAAGCGACTGGGCGGCCACCACGGCATACGCCCTCGGCGACCTCTGCAAGCCGACCACGCCAAACGACTATTGGTACATCTGCACGGTCGCCGGCACCTCTGCCGGGACCGAGCCGACCTGGCCGACAACCATCGGCGGGACCGTGGTGGACGGCACAGCCACCTGGGAGTGCATCACGGATGCCTGGATGACGTTTCCGTCGCGCGTGACCGAGACGCCGCTGCGCGTCTCACAGATGACCCTGAAAACAGGCGGGGCCTGGAGCGGGAGCGCGTTTGCAGGCGGGCGCACGCTTTCGAGCGAGCTTAAGAGCATCGAGTGGAGCTTTAACAACAACATGGCCGTGGAGTTCGTGCCCGGCGCGACCGGGGCCTATGCCACCAGGGGGATCCGCGAGGGCCGCACGCAGACGATTACTCTTAACCGCGAGTTTAGAGAGTACATCCTCCAGCAGCACATTGACGATA